CCTGTGCATTCGACTTCGAATGTCGGCGGTCGCCTAACATGGATTAAAAAACAAAGTTGAGGTGATATATATGTAGTAAATATTTTTTATCAAAAAGGGCATAAATGATTTTTTATACGAATCTTCAAGCAGGTTACTTAGGTAATTTCAGCAGGAATTGGACTAATGCAGGTAATGCAGAGCCTTTCAATCTGAATTTGAACAATTCACCTGTGAATTCGAATTCGAATATCAGCAGTCACCAAAATGGAAATATACATTGTTAAAATTATGTCCTCACCTCTTGGTGGAATATTAGGGTGTAGCGGTTATGTTAGTAGGGTAAAACCGAAAACTTGACCTGATTAATCCATTTAGAGAATATTATGAAACGAATTGGTAATATATATCATAAAATATATGACATGGACAATTTAAGATTAGCACATCTTAATGCCCGCAAAGATAAGGGTTCATATGCGGAAGTTCAAATGGTTGACTCTGATGTTGAACATTATCTTCAAGAATTGCAAACGTCCCTTATTAATAAAACATATAAAACATCTGAATATACTATCTTTCAGAAAAAAGAAGGACGGAAAATAAGAACATTATATAAATTACCTTATTATCCAGATAGAATATGTCAGTGGGCAATTATGCAAATTCTTGAACCAATTTTAATAAAAACATTAATTTATGATACATATTCCGCTATATCGAATCGTGGGCCACATATGGCTTGGGCAAGGGTGAAAAAAGCAATGTATCATAAGAAAGAAACTAAATATTGTTTAAAAATAGACATTCATCATTATTATCCTTCAATATCTCATGATATTTTGAAAAAAATATTTAGAAGAAAAATTAAGGACAAAGATGTATTATGGTTATTAGATGAAATAATTGATAGTATAAAACCGGGAATTCCGATTGGTAATTATCTTTCACAATGGAGTGGTAATTTATACTTATCACAATTTGATCATTGGTGTAAGGAAGAAAAAAAGTGTCATTATTATTTCCGCTACATGGATGACGTTGTAATCTTTCATGAATCTAAAGAATTTTTACATCATTTAGATAACGAAATACGTGAATGGTTAGCGAAGAATTTGAAATTACGTGTTAAACCTAATAGACAAATATTTAAAATACGTTCACAAGGTCTTGATTTTGTCGGTTATCGGTTTTTTGATGAAAATATATTACTTAGAAAAACAACCACAATCAACTTCAAGCGTAAAATGAACAAAATAAAAAAGAATTGTGAATCAGGTTTAAATTTAACTCTAAATGAGTATTGTAGCATCAATTCTTATAAAGGTTGGATTAAATGGTGTAATCATCATAAACTTATGAAAAAATATATTGAACCACTACAACCATATATTGACAATTATCAAAATGAGGTGAAATTAAAATGCGTGTAAGAGGAACTCAAGAATCAATACCGTTTATTGAAATCGGTAAAACTAATGTTTATATCAGAACGAATGTTGAATATATCGAAGAGGAAGAGTTTAGCGGATGGGAATATGATGAAGAAATCATTTCTATCCCCGAATACATCAGCACACTCTCTGATAAAAATTCAGTAGATATAACTGCATTAATTATAACTGGATTAATGCAAGAAATTGATGAACTCAAGACAAAAGTCGAAGCATTGGAGGGTTCAATATGAATCCTTTTGTAATGATGTGTGTGTTTGCTATTCAGACGGGACGCATGACAATTGAGCAAGTTCCTATACAGTATCGTGATGAAGTTATTATTGAATTAAGTAAATTGGAATAAATGATTTAAATGGATAACTTATTACAATTTTTAATTGACAATGGTATTCTCTACATGATATTCTCTACCCTTCTTACGGTGGGTATTGGTTTTTTTGTAGGAAAAGGAGTATCGTTCAAGGAAATCCAGGATATTATCAAAGTTGTAGATGAAAGTTACAAGGATGGTTACATTAGTCCTGAAGAGGCAGAAAAGATTTATGAAGAAATTACTGATGTAATCGGGCAGGATTGGTATATCCGGTTATTTAATTTACTCAAGAGGTGATGTATGAAGTTTGACATTCAGAAATTTAAACTCTATTTCCTTACATTTTTATCAATGGTGTTTGGTGAGCAGAAAGTGAATAAACCGATTGAGATTGATATATACATTGAGGATAATATTGATCCTGTATTTGTGCAGAATTCTCTCTATCTTATTCCTCAACTGTGGAAATTCAACTTCCTTACAGAAGCACCTAAGTATCGTGTAATGAATGGAGAATGGAAGGGATTTCTCATACCTGAAGCGGATGATACTGTTGTAATCTTCGATGGTAAGGCTCGTAATGCTAAGTATGCGGGCGGTTGTGCAGGAAAGAGTGTTGGTGTAACAAAGAACACATGGGATACTGATGAACTTGCATTTGGATTACGTATTTGGCATGAACTTCTCCATGCGCAGAAGATTGATTCCGATGCTATGTTACGTAGTCCAGAGTTTGAAAAATGGTTAGAATTACAATTCAGTTGCGTGTTAAAAGAGAATAGAACTGCATACCAACATTCAATGCAGTTTCAGATACTTTTTTATAACTTTCTTACGCGGAAGTTTGTAAGAGGTTGAATCCTCTTACCTTTTTTAAATCTCTTCAATTCTTTGAGTAAAACAGTGTAAGTTTGACATGTTGTTTTGAAGAGGTATATTTACCTGTCTGAGAAAAGATAGGGTCCAGAAATGCATGTTTTTATATAAAGAAGTAGGGTAAAAATTTGATTCTAGTTGATGGTTACACTACCATCATAATCAAGTTCAAACCCAATGTCGCGATTAATACTCCATGCAGAATGAATCTTTCCAGTGGTCTTGTGAATGTAAAGAATGTAGCCATTATGCATATGGTTTCCATACTCATCTACGAGTTCAAGACAAAAATATTTATCGTCGTAATCTTTAAGATTAAAATAAATCTTCTTACTCTTTTCAATTTCCTTGTAAATACCTTCAACTGCCATTTACTCCACCTTTACTCTTCCCCATAAATCAAGATCAAAACCAATCTTATCAGAAACACATTCAATGCGAGTAACCTTACCTGTTTTCTTACTGATCATGAGAATATTTGCAATATCTTTTCCGTCCTGATTAACAACACTAAGAACAGCATTGTCACCACAATCAGTCAGTTTGAAGTAGTATTTCTCTTCTGCAATCTTCTCAGCGTTATAAACGCCACAAACCTTGTAAGACATCTTCTTTTCACCAACCTATGTTGTATACAATTAGTTTTACGCTTATCTATAAAAGGTTTTTGAAATTGATTCAACCTGAACTATTATGCAAAAATTATTCTGGATGATAATACCGATACAAGTAATAACGTAGGATATTTTCGACATTGAAACAAATATTGTCAATAGAACCGTTTGCATCCAGAATGAAATACCGATGTTTTCCTTCTTTTGCAAGTTTTATATAATTATCCTGAATCTTTTGTAAACGCTGTATTTCCTCTGTCATACTGTTTATCTTACGCCGTTTAGCGTTACGTAGGGCGAATACAGAAGGATTACCGTAAAGTAAGATAGTAATGTTAGGGAAAAGTGTGTTTCCATCGAAGAAGCGCATAATCTCATCAGTGTCACGCGCAAGGATTACACCGTAGCGCGCAATAATATCATCTAGGTAGGAATCGGTAATCACAATCTTATCTTCTTCGAGTGCAGGTGTAATGAATGAATCAATGTGGTCATAATGATCGAGTAGCGTAAGAAGTAATTGTTTCTCAGGGTTGTCTTTATGCTTCTCGATTAAACCGCGCATATCTTCAGCGTAAGGTTCACCTGTGTAAACAATATCTTCAAAATCAGTTAAGTTTTCCTGTAAATAGTTGAGGACAGTGGTTTTTCCACTTCCCTCAACACCTTCAATACTAATAATCATGTTTTATCACCTCATAAAAAGTTGAGTGCTTCTAATGTATCTTTAGGGAGTTTAATCTTCAGTGCATTATTCTTGTAATCAGTAATCAAATCAGAAAGTTTAGGATACGCTTCTAGTAACTTCTGTGCGCGTCTGTCACCCACTCCAGGTAGCGATAGATAAATGTCATAGAGTGGATTTGCACTTGTCTTGACTTTCTTGTGTTTGACACCTTCCACCTTCTTACCCTTCCCTACCATTTCCTTGATCTTGAAAATAGCATGGAATAGTTGAGGAGCAGTATCAAACTGAATCATCTTTACATTATACCTTGCTGCTACAGAACAAAGAGAACCAACCGTATGTGCAGTTTTCCACTGTTTAGCGTAAGGGACAAAATAAAGACTCTTGAAATTACCATGTATGAAAAGATACGGTTCATCAAACTGTTCAAGATTGGTAAGTTGAGTTTCTAATCTTCCATCGCGCACAGAATTAATAAAGTCTGCTACAGATTTACGCTCAATGACAATCTTCTTCTCACCATCAATAACCCAAGCGAAATCACCTGATTCCATGCATTCAAAACGGACTTCAACATTATACGTTTTTGCAATGCGAGCAATCTTATTTTGAACGGTTTTGGGTTCTCTTGTATCTACAATTAAGTATTCTATGGTATCACCTATATATTTTTACTAAATGTCTATCTTTCGTGCCATACTCTCTTGTAAAGTCACAGTAACCAGGATGAGGACAATACCCATACTGCTTGACAAGTTCACAACGCGGGAAAATAGGTTGGTTGTAGACATCAAACAGTCTATCAAGTTGTCGCTCTTCCACAATGCAATGATACGCTTCTGTGCGTCCATTGCGTGTGCTTACAAGATATTTCTCAAGTATATCCTTGATCTCACCGTAGAGGAAACCACTATCACGCAGATAGGTAATAAGCAAGTAGCGCCCTCTATATCCTACTCGTTTTGACATACTATTTATCAGTAAGGATGAAATGCATGGTGGAAGAGATTTGAGTAGAGAATCATGCGAAATCTGCCCACAAATAGCATCATCATACTCTAATCTATAGTCCTGTGCGTCGATTGAAGAATAGCGATTGTTGTAGTATTTTCCACCTACATCAAACATTTCCATGTTGAGGTATTTACTACCATAAATCACGTAATCACAAGGATGTGGTTGCACTATGGCCTTACGCTGAATAAACTTCAATCCACGTTCAAGTTCATCTGTTGTAAGAGGAATACAATACCTTCCACGACGATTGTTAAATGTTCCAGGGATGGTTGCTACACGCGCTACATCTCCCATAACCTTCTCATCCATTGTGGATAGTTTGAATTTCCTTACAAAAAATGAATGTGCGCTGAAGAGTGCCGCTTTCTTATTCTTCAGTTCCGTGTAATTCTTGGTGAAGAGGTAGAAGTGAAATCCATTACCAGAGTAGAGCATCAGGTAGCGCATGTTACGCCTACCAAACTCATTTGAGAGTTTTACTGCATCAACAAATGATTTCTCACCGTCAAGATCAAAGAATATTTTATCTACGTTGAGGAAAGCATTGTCATACACTTCTGAAGATGTGTAATTGTAAATGGTAGCAAATACACGCTTGTATGATTTGTAGCGGTTTATCTGCTCGTAAAATTCCTCAGAAGTATTTGTTGTAATCCGGTAAGGAATTGAGATTTGACGCGGGAATGAATCGTAAAGTAACTTATGGATAGTAGCGCACACAGAATCTTCCACCACTATTATCTTTGTAAAAAAGAGTTTATAAAGATTGTTATTTAGGTGAAATCGTCTTTGGCTGTTTCATCGTAAATCATGTCACAAATATAGGCATATTCACAATAGTTGCACAACCAGGACGGTTTAGCATCAAACTTCTTCGCTTCAATCTTCTTTACTGTATTGTCAAACTTACGTAGTATGGATTTAATACGTTTCTCTTCCACATCCTCAATGAAAGAATCATTAGGAAAACCCGTAAAGAAGATACCAACCTGATCAATCTTGATGTCTGTTGTTTTCTGCACTAGGTAGACATACAAGTGCAGTTCATCCAGGTAGTCCTTATAATCACTCTCACGATACTTGCCTGTCTTGTAATCAACCAGGATATGCTTACCATCTTTCTCATATATTGCATCGATGATTCCCACAAGATTCTTCTCTTCATCATACAACTTACGTTCAGCGTAAGTAGCGCGGTCTAAACCAAACATGGAAAGAATAATGTAGAAGTTACAGATATGAAATTTGTAGAAATCATCCTTCATTAAGAACTGTTCATAATAATCGAATTCAGGTGAGTTTTTATTATGTAATTCAAATAGTTCATGGAGTGTGCTACCTTTCTTTGCTGCTTCATTCGATACTCTGTCCTTACCGTAAACTGTATAGGTTTCGATGTAGAACTTACGAGGACACTTACGGTAGAGATACATCTTACTCTTACTCATGCGGAACTTCAAATTCCCATCTCCTTACCGCTAATCCAGGTTTGTAACCAACCACGTTTTGACCAATAACGACACATATCGACAAATGTGTAAATCTTGTTCTCATACTCTATCTTACGAGGAATATTCATACCATTGATGAAATCAAAGAATGCTATTTTCATAACCGATTCAAAAGATTCAACGGTAATCCATCGTTCTTTTTGCATTGATTTCATATAGTAATAATGTGCAACTGTCATTTAATCCATCTCCGAAGTAATACAGTAATCTGAATATGTTTTTCTCACTGATATGCGCTTTAAAATGGATTTAAGGATAAGAATGAAATGCACCTTACCAACATCCATAATCTGTAAGGTCAATACATTCACCACAATATTCACATTCTACTTTGGTTCTTATTCCAATACCTGTTCCAGTAAAATGTAGGTGAATTGTGGATTGATACTTATTTGCATCAAAACAACGCTCATGACACTGAATGAACTGATTGAGTTGTGCAAGTTCATTTTCATTGAGTTTTAACATTATCCACACCTACTATATCCACATGCACACGTAACACATCCTTCAACCATACTCATTTTCTCGCCACATTCAGGGCAAATGTTTGATTCAGTCTTTACTTCTTCCTTACGCGGAATAGAAATTGGTTCTAAATCCTTATCAGGAATCAGACTTTCAATTACTCGTCCGACAACATCAGAGCATGACTTTCCATCACATTTACCTTCAGTGAATTTCTTGTAGGCCACAGGACAAGTAACATTACGCAGAGTTTTAATTATATCCCAGGTAGGAACATTCCAACGCATAGAGAGAGAAATCATCTGTCCAAGAGCATCATTCATAGCGGTGCAACCACCTTTGTTGTTTATAATGCACTCATACGGCTTGCCGTCCTTCTCTGCAACAGAGATAATAAGTTTACCACAACCACTACGACGCTTACTATTGGTTGCTGGAAGGTCAGCAGGACGCTTTGGAAGGATTCTACCATCTGTAAGTGTAGGTGTAGACTCTTTCTTGAGTTCCATAACAATATCTTCTCTACTACCTGTTACGTAAATGGTAACACCCTTACACTTTTTCTCATAAGCGTAAAGAATTGCACTTCTAATATCTTCTTTAGTAGCACCTGAAGGCATGTTGATAGTTTTACTGATTGCAGCATGACAATACTGCTGAAACGCTGCCTGCATGTCAATGTGTGCCTTCCAATCAATATCAAGTGCAGTCTTGAACACAGATTTAAACTCTATAGGTAACCATGTAATATCCTGAATAGTTCCTGTTTCGTAAGCATGATTAACTACTTCCTGCTTCTTCTTATCCCATTGTGCAGATTCACAGTGCGATTCAATATACTCATTCAGTTTTTCCTCAAATACAGGATCAACAATCAAGTAACCTTTCTTCTCACCATCTACCCATGTATAACGCTTGTGAACCAGGGAGAATACAGGTTCAATACCATATGAGGTTTCACATAGTGTTGCAATACTTCCAGTGGGCGCTATGCACGTTGTAGTGGCATTACGTATGGGTATATCACGTTGTGACCATTCAGAACCTTCATAAGCGGGGAATGTTCCAAGTTCTTTTGCAAGTGCTCTTGATGTTAGAACAGATATATCATTAAGAATGCCCATAACCCTTTTTGCCCAATATAGTGCATCAGAACTATCGTAAGGAATACCCATCTTCATAAGCATGTGATGGAATCCCATGTAACCTAATCCAATCTTACGAGTCTTTCTACTCGCTTCTGCAATCTCTTCGATGGGATATTTGTTAAGATCAATAATTTTATCGAGAAATTCAGTTGATTGTTCAATAATAGTTTTTAATCTGTTATAATCAAAATTACTATTATCAACAAAGTTAGATAAATTTATACTACCTAGATTACATGACTCTCCTGGTAATAGTGGTTGCTCTCCGCAGTTAGAGGCCAATACGCCGTTAAAAATACCAGTGTGATTTTTTGGTTCGGTGAAACAGTAAACCTTATCTACAATTTCACCTGTTCTTTTAATATCAACTATTGTTGCATTGGTAATAGTAAAATATTGTTCATATACTGTATTCATATCAGGAATATAGTAATCAGGTATTCTATCACCAATTTTTAATTCATCTGCACAAATACGAATCTCTTTACCATTTTTGTCAATAATAAATTTATGATAGGGTGTGCATTTTAACTCATAATAAAAATTTTTAAAGTTAAAGAGTATCGTCATTACCTCTTGTTCATAACCAGTAACATGCGGTGTAACAACACTCCATTCAAAACCATTCCAGATAGTTATTTCTTTGTCTACACACTCATCAATGCGCTTATATCCTTCATTGGTAAGAATGAGTGTTTCACCAACCAAACACGGATTTGTTGCTTCAATATTACCAAGATGTTTACAAGTATTTTTATCATTAATTAAATTATAAAACAAAATCCCAGGTTCACCATTCTGCATAATTCCATCGGTAATTTTATCAAACAGTTCTTTTGCTCTGACTGTTTTGTAAGTCTTGCCTTCAAAATGAAGATTATACTCTTTATCATTCTTTACAGCGTTGATAAACTTATCATCAATCATTACAGAAATATTGAAGTTAGAAAGATCGCCTTCTGTATTCTTACACGTAATGAACTTCTCAATGTCAGGATGCCAAACAGGGAGAACACCCATATTCGCACCCCTACGCTTGCTCCCTTGCTTCACAGCGTCAGTAGCAGCATTAAACACTTTCATAAAAGAAATAGGGCCTGATGCAACACCATCTGTTCCATTTACTTTATCACCTTCAGGTCGAAGATTACCAAATGAAAAACCTGTTCCACCTGCTGCTTTATGAATCAATGCAGCATTCTTAATTGCATCAAAGATACTTTCCATTGAATCGGATAACTGAACCACAAAACATGCAGAAAGTTGTCCTATTTCCGTCCCAGCGTTCATAAGAGTAGGTGAATTAGGCACAAAATCCTTATTCACCATCATGTCGTAATATATCTCCCTCTCATCATCCGTATATCCTACATAGTCTGCAACCCTTCTACAGACATCTTCCCAGGATGATTCACCTTCACGGAAATAACGAGCGGCAAGAACTTCATTAATAATGTCACTCATGGTAATTACCTCTTGAATAGTTTGTAAGTGTAAGCATGTGCATTGAAGTAATCAGCACAATACTTTGCAGTCTTTGGTCCATTGAATGTTTTACAAGAGAATACATCAATGTAACAACAATCAGTTTCCTCACTGAAATGTGCAGTGATGCACGATGTTTCAATAAGTTGCATTACAGAATAACCATAGAGTTGTGGTTCAGTTCCAAACCGTTCTATAACCATTTCACCATGACGTTTCATATCAATAAAGTTACAAAGATCAACCATCCACGCCTTGATATATTCAATATCACAAATCTTTTCATGGTTGCACTCAAAAAGATTCATGTGTAAGGATAAACCAAAATCACCCTTCAAGTTACTCCACCTTCTCAAGTCTCATTACTACTTTCTCATATTCATAATATTTGCCCGTCTTTTCAATAATCTTACTCTGTGCGTTCTTGATTACAGGTTCATCCATTGCCATTGCAATAACTTGTTCTTTTTCATCTCTAATTACATATGTTGGATAACCAGAAAGGAAAAAGGAAAATGTTGCTCTAATATACTGCTCGTTCTGATTCTGACTTTGTTTCTGTGTTTTAACCATCTTAATCAACTCCTACAAGTCTTTCAATATCATTTTTATCTCGCGTTATATAAATGTGTGGAATTAGACTTACGTGTTGGTAGCGTCCTACGGGTAATCCAAGTGAATCTGCAATGTGTTTCTGAAGATGCACAAGTCCAAACGCATTCTGACCGAAGGCAGCGCACATATCATTGCTACGGAAGGTTACGTTCATACAAAGTTTCCCATCGATGATTACACATTGCACATGATTTAGACAGGGGCAATTCTCCATGTCGAAATGTTCAGGTGGATTCCATAGAGACATAACCGCTTGACGGGAAGTAGGATGATCTCTAAGTTCATTGATTACGTAGGCAACCTGATTGAAATGGCTATAAACAAAATCATAACAATCCTCATCGCCATACACATAATTAAACATCAAATCATGATACGTGTAATCAAAGTCTGCCTTAGTTCCATGCAGAATCTGATCTGCATACTGTTCTGCAAACATCCTACCAAATGCCGCTTTATCACTTACCATTGGTTCTGTAAACGGATTATCAATTACAATACAAGAACCATCAATTTCAAGTGTCTTTTCCCCTTTCGTTGTAATACGCTCGTAACCTTTATTGTATATTTCCTTTACAATAAGTTCATGTGCGCGTCCAATGCAATACGTATGAATCAGTTTCATTTTTACACCAACATCTGTTTCAAGTAAAAGTCAATCTCACTCTGCATATAATCAAACGATAAATTGTTGTTTAATCTACACGTAAACAGTTCACTGTCTCTGTGTATCGTAAACATACCCTTATCTCTCTCTACGCGCTCTTTTCCTACACGTTTGATTCTGGTAGACAAATCAGCGTAGACACGAATGCACTTGATGTCATACACTTCACCAAAATTCTGCATGAGGTAAATCAATCCACGCTCATCAATAACATACGTGTTATAATCCAGCACATCCTTCTTCAAACAACAGTAACGATGTCCACCAAATTCAGTGTAAGCAATCATATCTTCATGTGAGAAGGTATCAAACTCTTCTTTGGTTACAAATGTATGACCTGTTTCACCTGGATAACGTGATGGTCGATCAGTGTAAGACTCCATCATCTTGATACCGTGCTCGCGCTCAATATATTCCGCTATAGTTGTCTTACCGCTACCCGATTCACCCACAATACAGATAATGAGAGGTTTACGATTCGCCTTACGCATTATATGGTAACGAATATCATTCCAGCAAATAACCTTATGTGAGTATTCCTTGTCATCAATGTAGACATCTGCACCAATCTTTCTACAATCATTACCATATTCCTCAATACGGTAACAAAGGTTCTCATTGACAGCATTGAACTTGATTTCATTATCAATGAGAAATTCAACCATTTCACGTTCTTCTCTACCCTGTCGGCAAGAATTGATGATAATCTCATGCCCTGCATCAAACAGTTCATTGATTACCTTCTTTGCATTACGCTTCAGATAACCAATGTCAGGATACTTGTTTGTTACAATAGTTCCGTCGAAATCTATTGCAATGACTAATTTCTTCATTAAATCACCACATACATTATAAGATAACCAATTATAATACCGATAAAAATACAAATTAACGTTTTAGCAGCATTAAAATATGCTGTTTCTTCTATTTTCTGTTCAATTTCTTTAGTCATTTGAAATCCATCATCAATATTATCTTCCTCTTCTTCTTTCATATTCTCTAATTCTTCAACAATCATATCTACATTAATAAATCGTGCTTCTGGTTGTGGATTTACTTCTGCCATTGATTTAAGTGTAAAGAGAGAACGTGTAACAGCAACAGCAAGTTCTTCATCCTCAAATGATGCAATATTCACTGCACCATTGACAAATCCATTAACAATATACATTCCTGTTATGTCATTGTAACGACACTCAAATCCAAAGAAATCGAGGAAATTGTAAGGAGTGTAGATTTGATTCTCTTCATCATAAATATCAAGACAGATCAATTAAACACCTTCAATCTGAATATCTCTGATTCTCTGCTGATAATACTGGAAAATGTTTCGTGGTGCATTACAGTTATGTTTCCTGCATTCTTCATTGATGTATTTTACAACCAATGGCATTGCAATTTTAATATCAGTAAAGTCACTACCAATGTCTGTTCTTACTTTTTCTATTGCACCGTAGATTTCAGAATCAGGTAATGTAGGTAACTGAATCTTACCTATTTCTTCCATTCTAGGTATCTTTTCCAGAGAAGGAAGATCCTGTTTCTCTTTGAAGTAAACAATACCTCTCTTAGTTCCTGCACCTTCACCACAATTCCAGGGTAGTTCAGCCCAAACTTTACCTACAACACCTTCCATACTGTTATCTTTCGCCTTCTCAATCATCTCGTCCTTGAACTTGTAAAGGGATTCAATGGTTGAAACATTGCACGTTCCATATAAATCCACTACAGGAATATCAAAGTGGTAACAAGTCTGATACACTTTGTTGTAATGGAGGAATCTGTTTTGTTTCGTGCTCCAAATATCAAACACTACGTAATCAAAATCCTCATGCATTTCAATACGTGTAGGTGAACGTCCTTTCATTAACATTTCACCAAAGACAACTATTTCATCACCATAATCACGCTCATTAAGAATCATGTTACGGATTGCATCAACATGGGATGTCTGATTGAATCCACTGTAAAACATATCAGAAGCAATTGGTAGGTTCCTACTGCGTAACTGAATGTTATCCTCATCATCAAGATAGACACCAATGTTAGATCCGTCACGCTTTACAGTCCAAAAGATTTCTTGACCCAAAAGAATCTCAGGGTTAGGTTTCAGATTTGCAATCCTTTCAAGTTCAGGATACCTAATCTTATCAATCACAATCATCCTTTCACCTGCATAATTAGTTTTCAGTTTGATTATATATGTCTTATGTTTTTGACGGAGAGTGTATCAATTACAATACACGTTATGAAACACCCACCACAATCAAAAAATTATACCAAAGTCATAGCGTTTTCGCATGGTTTAGCACCCTATCTCTTGTGAGATGAATATTTATATCACCCTGAAAAAGTATATCGAAAATAATGCAGTTTTACTCAAAGAATTGAAGAGATTTACCAAAACCTCTCAACACCATCCAGTTCATGTATATTCCATCCCATACTCAAGAATATGTAATGGAATTTCTCATCGATCAACTTCTCTGCCATGCGCGCATAATCTATAATGAATCCTTCAGGTATTGGTTGCTCATCGGTGAATGATATTGCATGGGTCTTAGGCAGTCCAGGTGGAACATCTTTGACATAGATATATTTCATCTTCTCCATCTTGATGTTACCATTACAATATTTATTGAAATAAATTGCACCGTGGATATGAATAGGCATATTGGAAGTGTATTCGTGAAATTCCTTTGATACACCTTTTGGAATACCTATTTCGTAAGGAGAGTATTCACCTGCAATGATCTTGTCCCTTACTTCTTTCACTACTGGAAATATCTCTTCCTTACCCTTTCCGGTAAGAATCATCCGAAACACATTACTCTGCAACTCTCTGATTACAGTAGGTGTATCACTACGCTTTGCTTCAAATCCTTTGATCTCAAGTTTGGGATGGTCAGATATATCAACACCATCCTTGTAGATAATCAGACCGGCATAACGCTTCTTTACCGCTTTATCATATTCATCGCCTACAAAGAATACATTGCCATAAATCTTTTCAAATTCAATGAACATTTTGTTATAGGTTGAATCACCAAATTCCGATTCACAAAAGTAATCAAGTGAGTTATTAATGTAATCAATAATCCGATTACCTTCTTCTACCATATCCTTCATATTGAGACTCTTTAGCAAAAAGCCCGCACTATCGGTATCGGACAAGAGAACAGACGTTTTATTGTCCTCTATTTTCTTTCTCATCCACTCGTTTGTTTTCCTACCAAAGTAAGTAATAGACTTACCAATATCTCGCGTAAACAACCTGAAATGTGGTGCAAGCATCACTCCGTAAACTGAATTGAGTAGGAACTTACAAACAGTCTGAATAGTATCCCACATCTCGTAATCATGAGAACCAAGTTCAAATGTGTCACGCTTATTTTTAAACTCCTGCCTCAAGTTCCAAAGATCCTCAACAACACGCGGAATGAAACCGCGCTTGTCTAAACTAAAGTAAACATCATCAACAGTAACATAATTGTTACATTTTGTTACATCGGTAACAATCGTTTCTGGTGACATATTACACGTAAGAATCGCTGTAGGATACAAAGAGCGCACATCACCCACTGCTACATTCTGATGGACTCCTACGGTTGGTGTAATGACAATAGCACCTGTAATCTTTGTGTAATCCTTCTGCTTACGGGTAGTAGGTAGGACAATGCCATACTCCTTAGCCTTGAGTAAAAAGAAACAATCAAGCACCTTACTATTGTAGAATACATCATACCAACTGCAAAAAGTAAAGCGACGAATAGTATCAAAGTATTTGACAATGCCCTTTGACTCTTCAATCTTCACCATCAGGTAAACATCTTTAATATTATACTCAATGAACTTGTCAAGATTATTACGCCAAAAGTCTTGGAATCTTTCTTCATGTTCAATCTTCCCTACACCTAACTCTTTCTGTGAAATGTATTCCAGGGAATATGATTCCATTTCCTGTGTAGACAGTTTTCTGTAACAGACCATCAAATCCAACCAGATTCTACATCGTGGTTTGTCTGCCATGTCTCCATAACCCTTGCCCATCTGTTTAATAGGAGACAACAAACGTGGATTTAATTTCAACACTTTCATGCGATTAAACAGGTAAGGGTAATCAAACCTATCACCGTTCCAGGCAAGAAAGAGATCAAAGTCTAACTGCTGCACAAAGGTAAGGAATTTATTAAGCATTTCCTTTTCAGTAGCAAACATAAATACACGCGCTTCAACTTCATTTCCATCGAATTGAATCTTACGAGTGTATTTATCCTTACTGACTACTCCATCAGGTGCAACTGTAAAACAATAGTAGAGATTACGGAAGTTGTCATAGGCAGCAATGGAAGTAATCATGGTGTCTGCCTTTGAGATATTGGGTATTCCATCCGTCTCAATATCAAAAAAACATACTCTAATCACCTCACTTTCAATACCTTTCTGATAGTAATTATCAATCAGGTATCTAATAGTAGGGGGAACATCACCTTCATACGTTATTTCATACAATTTTCTCGATGATTTAAAGTCCTTTTGATTCACGCA